AGCCAAAAAATAGCGTCATTTTTGCGTCATTCTAGCGTCACAGCTCGTCATTTTCTGACATTGCGGTGTTACATTCCTGATATCCCTCCGTTATGGCTGTATAACTTTAAAAATTAAGAGATATGAAGAGGGTAGTTTTTTTGATTGGCATGATGGTAGTTTCTTTCACAGGTATTTCGCAAGATGGAATTTTTGATAACATACCATTTTTAAAAGAAGTTAAGTCGGCAGAGCCAATGGTAATGTTTAGGGAGTATGGTAATGATACAACCGTTACTATTTATGGAACTGTTTCTGAGATTAATGATTATTCAATTGGTTTTATTGAATGGGCAGGATATAAAGATGAGAATCTTTTAGAGCATGAAATAAAAAAGGATAAGGAAGTAAAAACTTACGTTATTGAATACGAAGATAAATCTGCACTTGTTACTGTTATAATAATAAGAAAGAATGATGACTATGCTGAACTATCATCTTGTATAATCAATGAGAAATAGAAGTTAGGTTCTAATAAAAAAAGCGTAGCAGAAATGCCACGCTTTTTTTTTATCTTTGCGTTACGTTTAAACATAAAAAAATAATTGTCATGGCAACAAAAAGCAAAATGTCAACCTCTACTACACGTAAGGTTACAACAAAGAGAACCGGGCCACCTACCGGTCCTCCAAATAATCCACCAAATGGTGGTACTAAAGAAACAAGGGAGCAATATGAGAAAAAGTGGGATGATTATCAAAAATTATATCAGGAGAATAAAGATTATGCTTCACAATTAGCCACTTATAAAAAACAAACTGAATTATACAATAAACTTGCTCCTAAAGGCCCATATACTTCATTAATGAAAACTAAGGCATTAACGGATGAGGAAATAAAGCTGAGAAATCAATTTGAATCTAAAAATAATCCAAATTATGTTCCTTATAAAAGGGGTACAAGAGTTGAAGCAGGTGTAAGCGTTGATCCTAAAACTGGAGATTGGATTGGAAAGTTTAATAAAGATCCTATGACTGGTAGAGAGTATACTAGGTCAGAAAGTGGCAGAGCAGTAACTGTATACGAACTTCCACAATATGAAAGGCCAACATTACCTAAAAAGCCAGGTCAACTACCAAGACAACCATATAATCCAGAATATGAGCCAAAACTTGCTTTAAAAAAACCTGGAACGGTTGGCAGTTCTGATTCTAAGTCAGTAAAAATTATACAACCAAAATTAAAAACAAATGTTGCATCTGCCATAGAAAAACCAGAAAAGGTTAAGGTTCCTAGAAGAAATGGGGGGGTTACTTTGGTTAAACAAAATGTCATGAGAAAGAATAGACAAACTGGTCCATTCAAAAACTTAAGACAAGATGTTAAATCTAAAATAACAGATATAAAAATTTCAGGAACAACAAATCAAGCAGAAAGAAAGGCTGCAAAAGAAGCTAATAAGTCTACACGAGCTGCACGAAGAACTTTTGGAAAAGAAGAAAGACTAGCCACTGGTTATCTTAAGAATCAAGGTATCATAGAAGGGGATACTAAAAAAGAGATGAAAGCAGGAATTAGGTCTTATGCTAAGAGTAATATGGCAGCTAAAAAAGCAGATAAGCTATCCGGTTCATTTAAAGAAAGAAAAGCAGAAGGAATATATGAGTCTAGAAAACAGGCTGTTAAGACAGCTAAAAAAGCAGTAAAATACGTTAGCAGACTTGAAAAAGGAAAAATCCGTTCCTTTACTCCTGAGGCTTTAGGAAAAACAAAAGAAGTTTCTGCGAAAGTTCAAACTACTACAGTTGGAAAAGGTAAAAACAAAAAAACAATTGGAGTAGCAGTAGTTCCTACCAAAAAGTCTACAAGAATGCAGGCTGGAAGGTATGTTTACTAAGATATACAACCAATAAACTAAAAAAAAGTGGCTCAATCGGGTCACTTTTTTTTATATTTGCACCAAATTAAATCAAATGATAGTTAAACAGGTATTATTAGACGAGAATGGGCGCAACAAACTGAAGTCCGGCATCTCGATCATTGAGGCGGCAGTGTCCTCCACGTTGGGTCCTTGCGGACAGACGGTATTGGTAGAGTCAGAGAACCACATCGGTGGTGTGACGGTGACAAAGGATGGAGTGACTGTAGCCAGGTCTATTAACTTGTACGATCCTGTAGAGAACTTGGCTGTGCAGTTGGTACGTGAGGCAGCATCAAAGACAGCTACGATGGCAGGAGACGGCACAACAACGAGCATCGTGTTGACTAAGGCGATCATTGACTCGTTTGAGTCTATGGCGCAGGGAGCCAACAAGACGGAGGTGCTGAGGAACATACAGATGTTTGCAGAGAAGGTGTGTAAGATATTAGACAAGAAGTCTAAGAGGGTTAATGGGAAGGTGTTGCTAGATGTGGCAACGATCTCAGCGAACAATGACCCTGTGATAGGTAAGCTCATCGCTGATGTGTACAGCCATGTGAGTTACGTTGTAGTGGAGAACAGTAAGACTACTAAGACCTACAGCGAGATCATCTCAGGTATTAGGGTTCAGCGTGGATGGACATCGAAGTACTTCGTGAATGACCACAAGAAGAACGAGTGCGTGTTAGAGGATGCGTATGTGTTGGTAACAGATGGTGAGATAAGTAACTTAGCGAACATTGAGAATATATTGGCTCCAATAGTAAGGGATAATAAGCCGTTGTTGATCATTGGTAACCTATCCCCACAGGTATTGGCTACGCTTAGTATGAACGTAGTGAAGAACAAGATACGTTGCTGTAACATTATGCCTCCTAACTTTGGATACAGGAAGGATGACATGATGCGCGACATCGCAGTAGCTCTTGGCGCACACTACTACAGCGAGTCTACCGGAGACAACTTAGCGTTGTGTTCGATGGATGGCTTGGGTAAAGCGAAGAGAATAATCGTTGGTCAGGATAACACTGTGATCGTTCCGATGGAGGAGAGTCCACAGTTGCACGACTACATCTTGCAGTTGCGAGAGAGTATAGAGCAGGAGACAACAGAGGCTGATGTGCAGTTCCTAAACGAGCGTATTGCCAACATCTTCGGTGGCATAGGTGTGATCTACGTAGGGGCGCAGAGCGACATTGAGCAGAAGGAGTTGAGGGATAGGATCGATGACGCAGTGTTAGCAGTGAAGGCCGCCAAGGAAGAGGGTGTATTACCTGGAGCAGGGTTGGCGTTGATACGCGGTATGCATGGATTGGATGGATTCAGTAAGGTGTTTAACGTGGACGAGTATGAGGCTGAGAAGATTATGCTCAACGCGATGTATGCACCGTTCAAGAAGATATGCGCCAACGCAGGCCTTGTTTGGGAGGATATATTCGGTGAGATAGTAGACGGAGGCTTTTGGCACGGTGTAGACGTTAAGAACAATAAGTATGGAGACATGATGCGTATGGGTGTCATTGACCCATGTAAGGTTACTAAGAGTGCGCTGATGAACGCTGTGAGCGTTGCTGTGACGATATTGAGTACGAATGCGATAATAACTAACGTAAGAGATAATGATAGCGTTAAATAACTTCTTGTTAGTAGAGCCTTGTAAGGTAGAGGTTCAAGAGAGTAAGAGCGGTCTATTGCTCAGTGGGAAGGAGGTTACTAAGCAAAGGTATCAAGAGGGCATCGTTGTGGTGTCCAGTGAGCATAACGGCAGCATTAAGAAGGGTGATAAGATCGTATACGATGCGGTGCAGGGACACGACTACAGGAGTGGTGAGTCTACCTATCGAATGATTCAGTATCGGGATGTCGCTTTGATTCTTTGAGTTCATCGTTGAACTTATTGATTGCCATCGCGTATACTTTGTCTGAGTAACGCTTAGAGCTGAAGATAGTATTGCGCCTAGGTGATGTAGGAATGGGTTCATTACCGAGCATCATTTGGTACATTCTCGTGATTAGACGCTTACCGGTACGTGTGAGTTCATAGAGGCGTGCCTCATTACCGAGAGGCTTACGCCATACGTGTATCATGCCATTACGCATAAGGCGTTGGAACCGAGATGTGTCCCACGAGAATATGTTGTTATACTCTTCGAAGTTTACTGTTTTGAACAAGCGTTCGTCATGAAGGAAGAACAGCATCTCTAGGTCTGCCTCGGTAAGGTTGTAGTTACGCTTCGCCCAGTACTTGATGACCTTGTAGTACTTCATGAAGTTATGCTCCGGCTCTGCGCGATCTGCGACAAGTACTCTCTTCTTTCTTTTTTTCTTGACGTTTTTCCTCTTAATTAGGATGACAGGTCTTCTCTTAACTGTTCCAATCATGTCACAAAAATAGAGTATATTTGCGACATAATGAGCATATTCCCTCGCCCACTTAAGAAAGTTTTAGACAAGATTATACCATTCTCACAGGAGGATAAAGTCCCTACATTTAACTTGGGTAGTGGCACTGCTGACAACACGACATTCTTAAGGGGAGACGGCACATGGGCCACTCCATCCGGAGGATCGGGTAGTATACCTCATGGTACTGCATCTGGAACGGACACGTATTCAGTTACCATCGCAGGTGTAACAGCCTACAACGATGGCGATGCGTTCTTGGTTAGGTTTACGAATGGCAACACCACAGGATGTACGCTTAACATAAACGGACTAGGTGCAATAACTCTGTATAGGAACAACAATGGGGTGTTGATCGGAGGAGACATTGTAGATGGGGCAGAGATGCTGTGTGTATACAACTCCACTATATCTGGGTTCCAAACAATTGGTACAGCACCCAACACATTGATTTCATACGTTACAAACGCAGACTCTGTTACGATAACGAAAGGACAACCTGTGTATGCGTTCGGAGGTCAGGGAGATAGACTTACTGTTAAGCTTGCAAACAACTCATCTGACGCGACATCAGCACAGACAGTAGGGTTAGTTATATCTACATCGATTGGAGCGAACCAGAAGGGCTTAATAATGGTGAACGGTCTATTGGATGGGTTGAGTATTCTTCCGACATCTACGTGGTCCGATGGTGATGCTGTGTATCTAGGAGCTACAGCAGGATCAATAACGAACGTTAAGCCTGTAGCACCTAACCACTTGGTTTATCTTGGGTTTGTGACTACAGCGAACAACGGATCAGCAGGACGTATGTACATTAGAGTTCAGAACGGATACGAGTTTCAAGAACTTCATAACGTGTACATTAACCCATCTACGTTAGCTAATAACGACATAGTGCAGTACGACTCATCTGTATCGTTGTGGAAAAATGAGAGTTTAAGTACAGCTGGAATACAGCCAACATTAGTATCCGGAACGAGTATTAAGACGATTAATGGCACTTCGTTGTTAGGTTCGGGTAATATTGCAATAAATGGCAACCCCTCACTAGGTATAGTTCAAGGAACTAATGTTTCGGGTACGACAGCATTTACTAAAAGTGCGACTATTACATTGGCTGCTAATACGATATCTGCGGTTAGTGTATTAGAGATAGAGGCGAGAGCGATTAGAGTATTAACAACAGGAGTTTCGTTTGGTTTTCAAGTATATATAAACACGAGTGATTCATTGACAGGAGCCACGTTATTAGCGGTATTTAACACTGTAACAACAACGAACTGGTTTAGTCAGGGTAGAAGATCACTATTCATTGATACAGCTACAAACACATTAACGTGTGTAAATACAGGAGCGACTATTCCTGATGACTTCGTAAACACAGGTACAAACGGAAGTATTACGTTTGATGAGACATTGACGTATTATATTATATTTGCACTTCAGCCTTCAGGCACTGGCGCAACTGGAGTTGTTCAATACGCATTTGCAAAGAGATATGTATAACATTACTAAAATAGAAGGAGGGTTTATATTAAATAGCTCAACCTATCAGTTCTTAGATATAGATGGCCAATACTACCAGGTCGTAAGTAACGAACAAGTTCACGTATATACTGACCTTGGAATTATACTACTTGACCTTAATTGCAGCATAGAGGATGAGGCTTATAATGACATAGATAGCTTCGTTTCTGCGTTATATCTGTGATATTTTACTTAAATTATTTACGTATATTTGCGTTATGAAAAATAAGTATCCATACAACAAACCATACATTTCAAATGCTACTTATATCGATAAGTTGATTTCATTGAAAAAGTCAATGAATGACATGAAGGAAATGGAGGACGAGGCTAAAGAAGCCCGAATTAAAATGTCCATGATGAACGGAATGTCCATGATGAACATGATGAAGAAGAAGAAATGATACAGCTTATAAAACGGCATAAAGGACTTGGTGATACGGTAGAGTTTCTTACGGAGAAGACGGGCATCAAGTACGCTGTTAATAAGGCTGTTGAGTTAGGAATAATAGAAGACTGCGGATGTGAAAAGCGGAAGCAGTTGCTAAATGAATTAGTACCTTATGGCAACAAAGGGGAGAACAGCGAAGTATTACGCAGCGAATCCTGAAGCACGAGAGAAAAGGCTTCAGTATCAACGCGAGTACAATAAGCAAGACAAGGAACGAAAGAAACGAGTCGAGCTTAATCGCGCTAACCGGAAAGCAGGTACGTATGGAAATGGTGACGGACTTGATATGAGCCACACGAGGGGTGGAAAAATAGTAAAGGAAGGATACCGAGCGAATAGAGCAAGAAACGGAGCAAACGGTAAAACAACAAAAAAATAAAGTCAGATGGCAAATTCATATAGTGAAATATTAACAGGAAGAGGTGGAACAGTTATCCTAAATGACACCAGTGCATACCAAGGAAGAGTATACGCAATCGCTGTTTTGGAAGATACAATCTTTGATACATTAGAAACTATTGATGTCAACGACATCATAACAAATGTTTTACCCAATCAAATTACTGATCCACTAACAGCTGTTAAAGCAGGAGCGTTACTTACTCCAAGGGACATCAATCAACCATTTTATAATATTGAGCTTACTTCAGGTAGCGTTACTCTTGTTCTTAAGTAATGTACAACTTTGGATCCATACCATTCTTTGCATCTAACAATAATTTGGTAGAGAAGAATCCGTCTGGAATACCTTCTTGTGTTTCAAATCCATCATTGTCTGGGGATCCGAATCCAGATTCTACGTTAAGCGTTTTTGATGGAGATTGGTTAAATGAACCAACAAATTTTGGGTATAGGTGGTATGTTAACAATAATCTTGTTGGGACAGATTCTACTTATACAATAGTTGAAGCAGATTTAGGTTTTGAGTTAAAATGCACCGTTTCAGCAGCCAATGATGTTGGAAGGTCTTTGGCATCAACAAGATCAGTATTAATAATACCAAGAGAAGAATAATCATGACAACCTCAAGTATACCAGTAACACTTTTTATAATAGGAATAGTAGTGGCTATTATAGGTTATTTTTTGCGTATCGCACACGCAGACCTTAAGAAGGTTGTTGATGGTCAAAGTAAAATCATTGAAGATCAAGGCAAGCTTAAAGGTAAGATAGAATTGGTAGAACAAGAATCACGCCTAAAATATCAAGCTCTTATGGAGCAAACACAGCTAGAAATACAGAACTTAGCTAGAAACGTAAGTGATTTGTCTTTAGCTGTGAGAGAATTAATAATTAATCGATGAAAAAGTTTTATGCTCCTACTCCTGTAAAATGGAGAAAAATAGGAGATTCCCTTCTTGCTGCAAGCGCAACAATTACATCATTTGCCATATACGAGAAAGTAGAGTGGCTTGCATACGTTGCATTATTTAGTGGTGTAATTGGAAAATTTTTATCAAATTTGTTCTCTGAAGAACAATCTAATAATTAATTTATGGAAAAGCGCAAAGAAGACTTCGAAGTAAAAGTCAAAAAGCAAGGGAAGAATGTTGAAGTTGAAGTTGACACAAAGAATGTCGATATTCGATTTGACAAAACAGAAACAGATAAGCATTTCAAAATGCATGGTAAAAACCTTACAGTAGAAGTTGACAAGACTCCTGAAGGAACTAATGTAAATGTGGATGCTCAAAAAGGATTCTTCCAAAAAGTTGGCGGAATTATCGCCAAGTTAGTAACTCGTAAATTCAGAAAGTAATGTCTTTGCTAGACCTATCTAAGATCAAACAGGTTCCAATGTCTGAGTCTCAGTACATCAGAAAGGAAACTAAAAAGTTACAAATCGTTCTACACCATACTGCCGGAAACTCTTCTGGTCCTGGAGTGATTAAGATGTGGGAAAATGATGACAGAGGTCGTATTGCGACTTGTGTAACCATCTCAGGTAAAGGACTTAGCAAGGATACGTTTGACGGAGAGATATGCCAAGCATTCTCATCGAAGTATTGGGCATACCACCTAGGTATTAAGCCTGATGTATTCCGTGCAATGGGAGTTCCTTATCGTTCTATTGACCCTAATGCAATAGGTATTGAAATATGTAACTGGGGGCCACTTAAGCTGAAGTCAGACGGCAAGTACTACAACTATGTTGATAGAGTAGTTCCTGCCAATCAAGTTTGTGAGTTGGCTGTACCATACAAAGGACATAAGTACTACCACGCATATACAGATGCACAGATTGAGTCTACTCGTCAGTTGTTGGTGTATTGGAACAAGATATGGGATATTCCACTTACGTACAATGAGGATGATATGTGGAAAGTGTCTAAGAATGCATTAACAGTTGTTCCGGGAGTGTATACTCACAACTCATACCGAAAGGATAAGAGCGATATCTCTCCTCAACCAAAGATGATTGAAATGCTAAAATCACTTTCTAATGGCATCTAAGGTAAAAGCACCTAGTGTTACAAGGATAGGCAAGCCTAAAGTATCTCGTCCTGGAGTACACGCAAAAACTAAAATGTCCCAGTTAAAGAGTAGCAAGAACTACACTAAGCTGTACAAAAAACAAGGACGATAAAATTTAGTATATTTGCACTATGGGAAAGATAAATAACTACACCGTAGGTCCTGCTAAGGCAGGTGATAAAATAATCTGTTCTGATGCAGATACTGGAGTAACAAAGAACATAACTCCTCAAGAGATTATTGACATTGAGCGTTCTACAAGTATCTATCGCGCATATCTTACTCAAACATCAAATACAGCACCTGTAGCTACACTTATTCCTGGTAATACAATTACCGGAACATGGTCTTACGACCAAACAGGTGTTTATTTATTTACATCTATAGATACATTTGCCAATGCAAACGCAGCTCTTCTTATTAGTGTTCCTGCATTACAAGATAGTACGTTTGAGTTTGCTGTATTAAATGATGACGAAATCACATTCAATACATACTCAGCAGGAAGTGCATCAAATGGCCAACTAAATGGAACATATGTCGAATTAATAGTACACGCAAATTAATATTTCGTATATTTGTTTACTCTTAATTTTTCTTGATTATCTACTCGTTAGATTGGGGCTACTTCGGTAGCCCTTTTTTTTATATCTTTGTCACAAATTAAATAAAATGGAAAAACAATTAACAGCAGAAGAACTAGAGAGATTTAACGCAGCACGTAAAAACTATTACGAACTACGTTCTCATTTGGCAGATATCGCCATCACAGAAGAAAGACTTAAGATAGATAAGCAAACAACCCTTACAAACATTGAGATTGCTCAGAATGAAGTAGGTGTGTTGCAGAAAGAATTCTATGACAAATACGGAGAAGGAAGAATAGACACCGAGTCCGGAATGATAATTACCCAATGATCATTAGAAAGATATCAATAGGTACTGATCCACTGAATGCTATGCATTATCAAGTGGGTAAGCCTGTAATGAAGGGCGAGTATATCGTATTTGATATCATGCAGAATGAGAATGGGTTAATTGATGTATGGGTAGAGAAGAATGGAGAAGCTGTAAAGTGGAAGTCCATAAACACCACTATGCCTGTCACTATAGAGTACAACATAAACTTCTAAGATGCAATCACCACATTACTTTGTAATACGCCCCAACAAAGGCGTTAGGTACGATAATACGCGCCAATATGGCGATAAAGAGTTCATCATATCTTCCTCTCAAGAAGACCATACAGTAACAAATAGAGTAGGTATTGTTGAATCTGTTCCAATTGGATACGATGGTAATATTAAACCAGGAGACCAAATAATCGTTCATCATAACGTCTTTCGTATATATTATGACATGAAGGGAGAAGAGCGTTCAAGTTGGAATCATTACAAGGATGACATATTTATCGTAGAAATGGATCAAGTGTTTTTATACAGAGATCCAGAAGGTGATTGGTGTGCGCCATATCCGTTCTGTTTTGTTAAGCCAATTAATAAGGAAATAGATGAGAAGTTGGTTACTGACACAGGAATACTAATTCACTTGCATGGTATTATTGAGTATATTCCTGAAAATAATGTACTTAAGAAAGGAGATATGGTTTCTTTTCAGCCAGAGTCAGAGTATGAGTTCAGAATAAACAATGAGATTATGTATCGTGTAAAACTTAAGAACCTATGCTTAAAGATCTAACAGAGAAGAAAAGCAGAGTACTTGAGGCAGCAGAAAGGTCTGTAGATGAACTCATTAAGGTGTTAGAGATGAAGATAATAACTGACTCTTTTGACGATGAGCTAGGTGCAGATAAGATGAAGAATGCAGCAGCAGCAAAACGCCTAGCGTTTGAAGATGCGTTGTCTATACTTGAGCGCATAGATCAAGAGAGAGCAAAGAGTTCGGAAGTAGAACAAAAAGTAGTTAATCCAAACAGCGGATTCGCTGAAGGTAGAGCAAAATCAAATGGTAAAAAATCATAACTATGACATATACCGCGTTGCCAATGATCACATTGGAGATATTGCTATTAGGAATAAGAATAGACTAAGGTCTTGGGACTATGGATACAATAAGGAGTATAATGTTGTGGTCATATCGAAGGATGGAACAATTGGTGATATATATGAGATTAATGGGCTATTTGTAGCACTGCCAAAGACACCATCTGATGTTCCTACAGGAGATAATAAGTGGGTTGCTGCTGAGTATCCTAAAGAACTAAAGAACATTAAGACATCGTTCGAATGGATGCGTAGAGATAACGTATTTAAGAATCAATGGATTGACTACATAGAGCAAGAGTTCGATAGGCGTGAACTTGGGCACTGGTTTATGAATAACAATAAGCCAACATACATCACAGGAACACACTATATGTACCTACAATGGTCCAAGATAGATATCGGTCTTCCTGACTTCCGTGAATCAAATAGGATATTCTACATCTATTGGGAAGCATGCAAAGCAGACAGTAGATGCTACGGAATGTGCTACTTAAAAAACAGACGTAGTGGTTTCTCGTTTATGAGTTCTGGAGAAACATCCAACATAGGCACAATATCAAAAGACTCTCGTCTAGGTATACTATCTAAGACAGGATCTGATGCTAAGAAGATGTTTACCGACAAGGTTGTACCTATTGTACGTAACTACCCATTCTTCTTTAAGCCTGTGCAGGATGGTATGGATAATCCAAAGACAGAACTATCGTTTAGGGTTCCTGCATCCAAGATTACCAAGAAGAGTATGAACGAGGAGAAAGACCTTGGAATCACAGGTCTTGACACAACTATCGACTGGAAGAACACAGCTGACAACAGCTACGATGGTGAGAAGTTGCTACTATTAGTACATGATGAATCCGGTAAGTGGGAGAAGCCTGAGAACATACTAAACAATTGGCGTGTAACAAAGACCTGTCTTCGTCTTGGTAGTAGGATTATTGGTAAGTGTATGATGGGGTCCACATCCAACGCACTATCAAAGGGTGGTGATAACTTCAAGAAGTTATTCATGGACTCTGATCCACGTAAGCGATCATCAAACGGACAGACTAAATCAGGTCTATATAGCCTATTCATTCCTATGGAGTGGAACTTCGAAGGGTATATTGACCAGTATGGATGGCCTGTATTAGAAGATCCTAAGACACCTATAGTAGGTATCGATGGTGACATGATTGAAAACGGTGTAATTACTTATTGGAACAATGAAGTAGATGCACTTAAGAATGACCCCGATGCACTCAACGAGTTCTACAGACAGATGCCTAGAACAGAGTCTCACGCGTTTAGAGATGAGTCTAAGCAGTCTTTATACAACTTATCTAAGATATATCAGCAGATAGACTATAACGACTCTCTAATCAAAGATAGAGTGCTTACTAAGGGTAACTTCCATTGGAAGAACGGAGAGAAAGACACGGAAGTAATATGGACACCTGAAGCGTCTGGTAAATTTACCTTGTCGTGGATACCACCAATAGGTATTAGGAATAATGTAATAAAAGATAGAAATGGAAGAAGAAGACCTGGAAATGATTATTTGGGGGCTTTTGGCTGTGATCCCTATGACATATCTGGCACAGTGGGTGGCGGTGGATCTAATGGTGCTTTACACGGCCTCACCGGATTCCATATGGACTCCAATGCGCCTACTAATCAGTTTTTTCTTGAATATGTAACAAGAACACAAACAGCAGAGATATTCTTTGAAGATGTACTAATGGCTATATGCTTCTATGGCATGCCAATACTTATTGAGAATAATAAGACTAGACTGCTTTACTACCTAAAAGACAGGGGATATAGAGCGTTTTCTTTGAATAGACCGGACAAACACATATCTAAACTATCTAAGTTTGAATCAGAAGTGGGTGGTATACCTAACTCGTCTGAAGACGTTAAGCAGGCTCACGCCTCTGGAATAGGTTCATATGTAGAACAATACGTAGGGTATGACTCAGAAGGTACGTACAGAGATCCCGATGAAATGGGTAATATGTACTTTACTAGAACACTAGAAGAATGGGCGAAATTTGACATCAACAATAGAACTAAATTTGATGCCGCAATTAGCTCAGGATTAGCGATAATGGCAACACGAAAGAACCAAACTACTAAGGAGACAGAAAAGTCAAAAATTAGTATTAAATTTGCAAGATACGACAATAGTGTTGGCAACGTTAGTCAATTAAAGAGATAATGGATAAAAAACCATCTGTAGTTATTAGTAGCACTCCATTTCCAAATCAAATGGCCACGGATGCTGAGAAGGCATCTAAGGATTATGGTTTAAAGGTTGGGAAGTCTATTGAAGGCGAATGGTTTAGAAGAGTTAACTCCGGAAACTGTCGTTACTATGATCAATATCTAGAGTTCCATAAGTTACGTTTGTACGGACGAGGTGAGCAACCCACAGAGATGTACAAAAAACTTTTAGCTGTAGATGGAGATTTATCGTTCCTTAATTTAGATTGGAAGCCTGTGCCTATCATCCCAAAGTTTGTGGATATAGTAGTTAATGGTATGGCTGATCGTCTTTATGCAATTAAGGCGCAATCACAGGACGTAATGTCCGCTGAAAAAAAGAATGTATTTCAGGACATGGTTGAGTCCGATATGCTTACTAAAAACATATTGGATAAAACAAAGCAAGAGTTTGGTATCGATGCTTACAATGTTCCACCAGATGAAATACCCGAGAATGATGAAGAGCTTTCTCTTTACATGCAATTAAAGTATAAGCCATCTATCGAAATCGCAGAAGAGATTGCAATCAATACTCTTTTGGATATGAATGACTACAAGGATGTAGTTAAACCACAAGTAGATAGAGACTTAACAGAGATTGGCATTGGTGCTGTAAAGCATTCATTCTATCCTGGAGCAGGAGTTAAAATAGAATACGTTGACCCTGCCGCACTTGTTTATAGTTATACCGAGAAGCCTGACTTCTCTGATGTGTACTACATTGGTGAAGTAAAACAAGTTCACTACACTGAACTACGCAAAATGAGTCCGGAACTAACGGATGATCAGTTGACAGATATTAAAAATTCTGGCTCTGCGTGGTATAACTATTGGCCTGTTATTAGAACATTCCAAGAGGATGTGTTTAATAATGAGATGGTTACCCTACTTTACTTCAACTACAAGACTGAGAAACGTTTTGTGTACAAAAAGAAGAAGTTAGAGAACGGAGGGGAACGAGTTATTAGAAGAGATGAGAATTTCAAGCCTGATTCTGAAAATCCATCGTTTGAGCGGTTGGATGTTGTCAAGGATGTATGGTACGAGGGAGTTCTTGTTTTGGGTAGCAACATTCTTATTAAGTGGGATCTTCTTAAGAATATGGTGCGACCTGATGCGGCAACCGAAAAGTCACTTTGTAATTACATTATAAATTCACCAAGTATGTACAAGGGACAAATACAGTCTCTTGTAAAACGAATGATTCCATTCGCTGATCAAATACAATTAACACATCTTAAGCTACAGCAAGTGATGTCACGCGTTGTTCCTGATGGTGTATTTATCGATGCAGATGGTATCTCTGAAGTAGACCTTGGAACAGGAGCCGCATACAATCCGGAAGATGCACTTAAGATGTACTTCCAAACTGGTTCGGTAGTTGGTCGTAGCTATACAGGTGATGGAGAGTTTAACAACGCACGAGTTCCTATTCAGGAACTACAGACCAATAGTGGTGCATCTAAGATGTCTGCGTTGATTAATCACTACAACTATAACCTAAATATGATACGCGATGTCACAGGTCTTAATGAGGCTCGTGATGGTTCTACTCCTGATCCTAACGCACTTGTTGGTGTTCAGAAGTTAGCGGCATTGAATAGTAACGTAGCCACACGACACATCCTACAAGGAGGTTTAATGGTTACTAAGCGATTGTCTGAAGGTATATCACTACGTGTAGCTGATATCCTTAACTATGCAGACTTCAGAGAAGAATTCGCAATGCAGATTGGCAAGTACAACCTTGCTATACTTGATGATATCAAGAACCTATACTTACATTCATTTGGTATATTCATAGAGCTTGCGCCAGATGAAGAAGAAAAACAGCAAGTAGAACAGAATATACAGATAGCACTTAGCAGGGATCAGATTGATCTTGAAGACGCTATTGATATTCGTATGATTAAGAATCTTAAACTCGCCAATGAGTTGCTCAAAGTTAAGCGTAAACGCAAAACAATGGAGCGTCAGAAGCGAGAAGATATGCAGTCTCAGATACAAATGCAGATTAACATGCAGTCTCAAGAAGCTGCTGCACAGCAGAAGCAACAGACAGCACAAATGGAGGCTCAAGCTAAGATTGCCATCAAACAAAACGAAGCACAACTTGATATGCAACGTATGCAGTTTGAAGTTGAAAAGAAGAAAGAGTTGATGGCACTAGAGTTTGAGTACAACATGCAACTTAAAGGTATCGAAACTGACAACTTAATGAAGAGAGAGAAAGAGCGTGAAAAAGCAAAAGACAAGCGTGTAGACCTACAGGCAACTCGTCAGTCAGAGCTTATTAATCAGCGTAAAAACAATCTTCCTCCATTAAGTTTTGAGTCTGAAGAAGATTCATTAGACAACTTTGATTTAGGATCATTTGAACCAAGATAATTATGTTAAAGCCTAGTAAAATAAAAGTAAATCCTTACCTATCAGGAACTGGTAGTAAGAATAGATATGATATCGTAGGAGGTGTAACAATGTCTCGTGGTCCTGTATCTTTAGATATATCAACCTCAGCAGGAAGCGATTATAGACCAGAGACAGATATTACTCTAGGTGTAAACATACCTATTACTAAGAGAGTAAAAAACAAACGCAAGTTTCTGTAAATGGCATATATAGAGCATAACTTCTTTCCACTAAAAGTTTTTGTTCGTAATGAGTACATGTATCAGTTTAAGAAAGGTCATGGTGAATTTACGGAAGGAACAATTATTTCTGTGAGATGTCTTCCTGGACAAGCAGTATTGTTTCAGGTGTTGTTAAATAATGGTGTGATGCGTGATAAATTGCCATCACATGCGTTATTAACGACAGATAAACTGCCAAATCCCGATTTACCGTTCCATATTTTACAAATTTGGAATTGTTTTAGTTATAATTTCACACTCACGCAGTTGTCTTACGTGTATGATTCTCCAGTAGAAGTATACATGAAAGATAGAAAGTGGTATGAAGGTACATACTATGCAACTATCAATTGGGGTTCCGGAGATATAAACACAGACATTAGCTTGGCTGAAGATCCATTGGAGCATAAGTCACACCATATGATTTTGCTTGATAATGGTCAGATAGCACTACAGCCAAATAATAGGATAAAGTGGTCTGAGCCATCATTCGTTACTAAAGAGTTTCCTACAAAGCCTGACTATATGGTTAATAAAGAGTACTTTAACTGTGAAGGCTTTGAGAAGTGGCAGACAGAAGATTCTGAGAGAATGTTTTACGATAATGAATAAGTTATGAAGAAGGGACTATATGCAAACATTCATGCTAAAAGAGCAAGAATAGCCGCAGGATCAG